TTAGATATAATGACCTTATTAAAGAGGTCAGAGATACATAATTTTTCCCCGCGTGGGCCAGTTTTTGCGATGCCAAGTAGCATCCCAGTATTAAGGTAAGGAAGTAATGTAAAAGTACCAAGACGGTAGTAATAACATTGACTATTAACGGTTAGAATGGATTTATGGATATAGTTTTTACCTATAGACAATTTAAAACCGACAGACGTAATAATACGCTGCCAAATTTTATATAATTTCTCATTTGATTTAAAAAGAATATCATCACCATTAATTAATACTGGTAGTTCGTTAAGTTTAACTCTGAATCCAAGGTATTCTTCGAGTGCAGCCCAGTAACATACTAGGTTAGCGAGACAAAGAATTGGAAAAGACAGAATACTTCCCATTAGTTGTCCGTTCTTCTGGACAACCTCGGGAAGTGGAGGGAAAGTCATCTTCTGATTGTGATCATCCCAAAAAGAGACACCGTTGATCTTCTGTTCGTAAAGAACAGATCTATAATATTTAACCATAGGGTCTTCAAAGCCCGGACTTACCAGTCCCGCCTTTTTGAGGAAACCCTCAAACAAGGACTTAGTTAGGTTGATTGATAGCAGATCAGTTGCGGATTTATAATCTCCGGAGACCCATTGGTCTAAGGAAGAGTCTAATTTTTTAGTTTGAGCATCAAGATTTAACAAATGACTCACTTCTAGTGGTTGATTTGTCAAGATGAAAGCGGGTATACTATCTATATACTTCTTCAAATGCTTTTGAAGGCTTTTGGAAAGATACATCGGTATACCGCTACCTTTTGTGATTATTCGGACCTTTAAAGGTTCACAAATGGCCACAGGTTGGACCTGTCCTATTTCTGAACTTTCCACCCTTAATAATAAGGTTTGGAGAGTTGGATTTACTGCCACCACTTTCGTCTGACGTAGAGACCGAGCTAGAGGGATCGCCTGCAAAAGCGGTAAATCTAGTTTAGGAAATTTCGTCACAGACATACTTTTAATTCTACTCTGTTCTTTAAGGTGAGCTTTGATCTCATCGACAGTGGGAGTTCCGACTAAGTCAGGGATCCCACACCTTGGATCAAGTAATACGTGAGCGTATTGGCCCCCATCCAGAACCTTGTTTTCGAAACAAGACTTATGGGACGGTTCCATC